CCTGGATTTGCCATATTGCTCAGCAGAGATCTTAGTGCAGTACCAGCTTGAGATGCCTTAATACCACTATTGGCCATCAAACCGAGAGCAATAGAGGTATCCTCAGCAGAGAACTTCAAAGCACCCGCAACCGGAGCCACATACTTGAAGGATTCACCGAGCATTGACACATTTGTATTAGCATTTGCAGAAGCAGCTGCAAGCACATCTGCAAATCTTCCGGAGTCTGCTGCTGTTAAACCAAAAGCAGTTAGAGCATCAGTCACAATATCCGAAGTGGTGGCCAAGTTTTCTCCAGAAGCAGCAGCCAGATTCATGATGCCTTCAATACCATCCAGCATGTCCTGAGTCTTCCAACCAGCCATTGCCATGTAGTTCATAGCCTCAGCTGATTCGCTGGCACTAAACTTGGTTTTGGCACCCATCTCTTTGGCTTTGTCAGCCAATCGATCAAAGTCAGAACCAGTTGCACCAGAGATAGCCTGTACCTGTGACATAGCACTCTCAAAGTCCGAAGTGATTTTTACTGCAGCAGCTCCTACACCGACAATTGGAAGAGTCACATTTTTCGTGAGAGTTCTTCCTGCACCAGTAAAGGCACTTCCTAGTGCAGCAACCTTATCACCTGTTGTAGCTGATTCACTCTGAAATGTTTTCAGATCACTCAGAGCAGATTGGAATCCAGATCTGAATCCAGAAGTATCAAGATCAAGATAACCAATTGCTTGTCCTACATTTAACGGAATTGTGACTCACCCCTTTCCATAGGTTTTGTACAAGTCTGTAAACGATGCTACTTTTCGATGGAAAATAGGCTCCTCACCGTTCTCCATCTTGGATTGAATGAAGATACAAGCCTCATTCAAGCAGTAGGCTGTGTATTCGTCCTCAATCCCCAACAACTCTGATGGTGTTTTCTTCCATGTTTGCGCCATCTTCAACAAGGTGATTATTCTCGAACTGCGAACGAAAGGATCGCAGAGCTCTCACACCCTGCTGAGTGTAATTGAAAACAAACATGTACTGATCATCTGTTAGTTCTACACCTGCCTTCTTCAGCTGGGAAAAAGTAGGCTCAACAAAGCAAGCCTCACAGATAGCATCCAGAACGTCAAACAGATTGCTCATAGCTGCAGAGTCATCAGTGTCCATTCTTCCGTTGGCAAACAGCTCATTCGCAGTACCAATCAGAGAGTTGGGGATTTTGCCCTCACGTACAAGAGCAAGCATAGACGGACGTTTCAACCGAGCCACAAAAGGCTGACCCTCGATAAACGGAGGGAGCTCAACGAGCGTGCCCTGACTCGCCTTGACGAGATCAGTGATGGGTGGTACGGCCAACTCAGTCTTGTTATACATAGTTCCTCCTTGTTACGAAACAGACGGCAGGGTGCTCACATAGGTGATCTTGTAGGGTGCTTCATCAGACTTCGGTGCAGAGTTGATAGTGTACTCAGGAGCACGGAAAGCACCGTCTTCAGATGCAAATGCAACAGGAACACCCTGACAGTTGGGGTATTCGATGCATTCATACCGAACAATCTGACCACTGGTATCATACTGGGCAGAATACGCTCTCAGAGTGAATACGGAGCCATGGATGCCGCTACCAACCGTGGGGGGAGTGTAGCTGCTCACACCAAAGCCCTTATCCTCAGTGCCTTCAGTTTCCTGACCAGCTTCCTGCCAATACTTGATAGTGCCGCCCTGAAGCATCTGAACAAGCTCAGGAGAGAACACGTTATCAGTCAGAGTAATCTGATTGCCAGTAATGGTACTGACTTTCTGCTTCTGAGCTTTGAGTTTACCCTTGACAACCAGTCTAACGGCTTCTTCTTCCTCGACCTGAGGTTCAACTGCAATCTCAGAAGCAGTATCCAGAGCATAGGCTGCGGATTCAGTTGCTGCGACTACAAGAACAACGTCAATAGTCGGGATTTCAGTCACCTTTTTGGGAGTGGGAGTAGGCATATTGAAACCTCCTTATTAGATTTTTCGATTGTTTCGATACTGTACACTGATCATATGACCCTGTACAGTCTCATCAAGAAATGATCCTGTTTCAAAATATGTGGGGATGATTGCCGGAAACAGATCCTTCATGGCTTGTTTAACTTCTGCAACAAAGAGTTCAAGCGTTGAGAATTGATCCTTTGGCACATAGCACAAGACATCGTACAAGCTTTGAGTACTGGAGAATCCAGCCAGTTTTTGAGTCCCCTCGTCTCTGACAACTACATAGGGACTAATGCAGTCACCTTCATGCTGTCCAGGACTGTACACGTCAAGACCTTTTGTTTGCAAATGCCTGTAGATGTTCATCCATTGACTCATCTATCACCCCAGCCTTTCAAGAAGTCTCTGTAATCCAGGAAGGATTTTGTTTGCTCCGACATACCGTATGGTGGGCTCGATGATTGCAAACCGTTTTTCATGAGCCAGTTCGAGCCAGATACCGTAATCTACACCATGAGCCAACTGAATCCTATACCCATTTTGGATTGGGTAAGAAGACCCTTCTAACCGTTGACGAG